ATACATATTACAAAGAATAGTACAAATGCTATTAATGAATTTAAGTATTATAAATGGCTAGTAGATAAGAATGGTAAGGTAATAAATAAACCTGCTACAAATCAATTAGACCACCTTATAGACGCTATTAGATATACTGCTTTAAATAAGCTAACTACTAATTATAGTGGTAAGTATTATATATTATGAACAAAATGGTTAAAATTATATTTATATAAAATGGGGGAAAAAATAGAATTATTAATACCTACAGATTGGGAAGATATATCTATAGGTATGTATCAAGAATTTATAGAACTCCAAGAAAAAAAACTACCAGAAGATGAGATGATAGTAGGGGTGGTTTGTGTTCTTTGTAATGTTGATAAAGAAAAATTAGTTAGATTTAAATACAAAGATCTAAAAGATATAAGCACAACTCTTATAAAGTTTTTAGAAAAAAAACCAGAAGAAAAGAAATTAGTGAAGAAAGTAGAGTTTAAAGGAAAGAAGTATGGAATGATACCAAATTTAAGTTCTATAAGTTTAGGTGAGTTTGTGGATATAGAAGATCACTGTAAAGATAGTTATAAGAATTTGCATAAGATAATGAGCATATTATATAGACCTATTGTAAAAGAAAAAGGAACAAGATATAGTATTGAAAATTATGATCCTGATGAATATAAAGAAGATGTGTTTAAAGATTTTCCAATCTTAGTGTCTTTGTCGGCTCTGAGTTTTTTTTTTCGTTTAGGGAAAAAACTACCTCTCACTTTAAGCAGTTATTTAGTGAGGGAACAGGAGAAGAAAGTGCAGAGGCTTCGGCAATTAGTGAGAAATGGGGGTGGTACAACATAGTATTTGGATTAGCTAACGACAACATATTAAACATAGAATCAGTTACAAAATTAGAATTGTATTTGGTTTTGACTTATATGAGCTATCAACAGGACAAAATAGGAATGCAACAAAGTAATTATAATAAATATAAAAAATGATAACATATAAAAATATAATAGATGATTTTAGTACAATAGCTACAAATCATTATTTAATAAATTCTTTCCATAGTGGATTATTAGATGAGGTAGATATTGATAAGCTAGACCAATCTAATTTTCCTATTTTATATGTAGAGCCAGGCACAACAACAGCAGACACAGGTGTATTAACTTATACTTTTACTGTATTTACTATGAATCTAATTAAAGAAGATTTAACTAATAGAGATGAGGTTTGGACGGAAATGCTACAAGTTATGCAAGATATAATAGCAGAGTTTAAACAAAACTTATCATTACAAAGAACAGGGGGAGATAGTGGTAAAAAATATAGTTATGTTCCTGGAGAGGTTGTTTTAGAAACACCTATAGATATTGATCCATTTACAGTTAGATTCTCTAATATGCTTACAGGTTGGTCTGCTACATTATCATTAGAAGTTAATAACCCTAATTCACTATGTGATGCTCCTATTGAGCCAAGTGATGAAAACGCTAATACATAATGGCTATAAGATTACAAATAAGAAACCCAGACGGAACTTTTGCTAGAGGTAATTTAATGAATACAGAAAATGTATTTACAAAGTTTGGTAGTAATGTTATTAAAGGTGGTAGAAAAATATTAAATCAAAAAAAGAAAAGAGCAAAAGGAACTTTATTTGATGATTTTCATTATACTTTAGATATTAAAAAAACAGCTATGCAAATGGGTTTTAGATTTGGTGGAGCTGAAAAGTATTGGGAATTTATAGATGAGGGTGTAAAAGGATCTGGGGGTTTTAAAGGTAGTGGTAGAATGAGAGGTCAGGGAAGTCCATTTAGATTTAAAACAAAACAACCACCACTAAGTGCCATATTAGGTTGGGTTAAACTAAAAGGGTTATCAGGTAAAAGTCAAAAAGGTATAGCTTTTGCTATAGCTAGAACAATAAAACAAAGGGGTTTAGAAAGAACACAATTTTACACTAAACCAATAAATGAAGAATTAACAAAACTACCTAACGATTTATTAAGAGGGTTTGGAAAAGATATGGATAGATTAATAAGTAACATTCCTAAAAGAATGGTGGTAGTAACAAATAAAATGAGTTTGTAAATAAATAGAAAAGAATGGCTACAACAATAGAACAGAAACCAAATTTATTAAGTGCAGTAAATACACCTATGATTTATATACTAAAGGAAAGTGCGTCAGGTACTTACAATGGTTTTAAATTTAGATATGTATTAAAAGTAGAAGTAGACGGAACAGAAATAGCAGTTATTAAAATACATAAGAATCAATCTAATGTAGGTGTGTTTGATATTAGTCATATACTAAAAACTTATGTAGAAACACAATTAACTAATCAAAACTCTACAAGTTATAGCATACATAGTTTAGGAATTATAGAAACAGGAAAGCCATTTAGTCAAAATAGAGGTCAATGTGCTAAAGTAGAGGTAAAAGCATTTTATGAGGTAGCAACTTCTGCAACTACTTCACCTGTATTATCTTCACAACAAGCAAACGCTATAAGCTATTATATACCTGCAACAACACCTTTTACTAAAACTGCAAGTAATGTAGGTGGGTTAGATGTTAATGGATCTAACTTTCCATTACAATTTTTTATGAACTCTGCTAGTGCAGAAGATAGTTATGGGTTTTTTACTAATGCCCCTTTAGTACAATTTGTTAGAGGTAGTAGTACAAGTGGAGATAATTTAGACCAATTAACAATATGTTTTAAACAGGGTAATAGTGCCTCTAGTAGTTTAATAACACAGGGGGAAAAATTAGAACATATGGCTATACAATATTACAATAGTGCAGGAACTTTAATTGCAGGTACAAGTGGTGGAGCAACTGCTCATTTTTTTGCTAATAGTAATGCTAATGGTGGAGCTACTGCTTCTCAATCTGATACTGTAGAAGAAGCTATATTATATTTTGGTTGTGGAACTAAAAACTTAGAAACACAAGATGACCAAACTAATGCAAGACCTAGTAATTTTTCTAATTGGGCTTACTATAAAATATTTGGTTGTACTTCTGCAGACATTACAGATAGATGTACTAAAGAGTATTATTTTTATAGATATGGAGCTAGTAGAACAGGAATAGATGATAGACATCAAAGCTGCACAAGATACGATAATATTAGATTGACTTGGCGTAATAGATTAGGAGCTTGGGATTATATGAACTTTAGAGGTAAATCAATAAAAACATTAAGTATAGACAGTAGTGAAATGGAAAGTGTAGCAGGAAATTGGGATACAGCTACAGAAGATACATTTAACTATAATAACTGGGATAGAGGAAAGAAAACACTATTTAAAACTGCAACAAGAAAAATACAAATAAATTCTGATTTATTA